ATGATATACATATTTTATGATTTTAGAAGTATCAACCATATTCGAAAACTATTGTTATTGGATGGCGTATACAATATATACATACCATAAATACTTTACATTAATATTCTTAGGTTCATTCAATTAAATTGCGTATTTTTGAAGGTAAATTATAATGTTATGGCTAAAGAAGAAAATAAAGATTGTTTTGTTATTATGCCTATCGCTGATTGTGAAGGGTATGAGAAAGGACATTTTGCTCACGTGTATGATGATATTATTAAGCCTGCAATAGATAAAACTGAATTCAAAGCAATTCGAGCAGATGAAGTTAAAGAAACAAATCTTATTCATCTTGATATCTTAAAAAAGCTAATTGATGCACCTATTGCTGTTTGCGATTTGAGTACACGCAATCCAAATGTTTTATTTGAACTTGGTATACGTCAAGCTTTTGATAAGCCCGTAGTATTAATTCAAGAAAAAGGTACACAGAAAATTTTTGATATTGCCCCATTAAGATATCTTGAGTACTCAAAAGATATGAAGTATCATGAAGTGATTGAAAGTCAGAAAAAGCTACAAGAAGCTATAGAAGCGACAAAAGCAGCAGAAGGTGATTCTGGAAATGTAAATTCTATCGTGAAGTTAATGGCTTTGAGTACTCCGGCAATTATTCCTAATTTGGATAGTTCAAATAAAGAAGTCTTAACCTTAGATGTTATGCGTTCACAAATGAATGACATAAAAATGATGATGGAAATGTTTATTCATGATGGGAAAAGAGTTTTTTCGAGAAGAAGTAATATTGCTGCAATAGAATATGAACGAATTGTAAATCAATTAGACAAATTGGCTTCTTCTAAATTAGATCTAGAATCGGCAGATCGAGAATACTCAAAATTGATGCGTGATACAGAAGAGGTTATGATGAATTGTAGTACAGAAGTAGATCATCGTATGTTTAAGTATTTGATGGATAAAATATATCGTCAAAGAGAAGAGTATTTCTCTACTCGATAATTTTGGTATAGGAAAAGAAATTTTTGAATGTTATATTTTTCAATACGAGAATCCATTCAGTCGCCCATTTCCTCGCCGTCCATAGAAGTTAGTACAGACTCTATTGAAAGTGAAAAGGTCTGGCGGCTGTGCCGTTTCGGGCAGAA